ACCAACCGCGTAAGACAGGCCATCGCGGCCACCCTGCAAGGCCTGCCGTTGTCGGCGACCGTGGAAGAGTTCACCCCGCCGAAGATCGAGTTCGACATGGAAAACATGGTCGGCGGCCGCTTCATCGTCGAGGAGATGGCCAAGAGCGCCAAGGCCCTGGGCGCCAAGTTGATCCTGCAGGGCGCCGGTCCCGAAGTGATGCTGGCGCTGGGCGTGAAGCTGGGCGACGACATTCTGCTGAACGTGCGTGAAGCCGGTCAGGATCAGGACGGTAACACCTGGTTCACCTACCACACCGTCGGCGGCAAGCTGAAGGTCCTCGAAGAAGCCATCGTGAAAATGGGTGAAAAGCCCAAGACCACCCTCGAGCTGTCCTGCCGCACCTACAACCGCCTGGAAAACGGCGTTCCGGTGATCGATGTCGACGTGCGCACCCAGAAGTTCGTGCTCAACGGCGTCGACATTCTCGGTGATGCCCGCCGCGCCGTGTTGCTGCCGTAACACCAAGGCCAGCCAAGACGCACAACCTGTGGGAGCGGGCAAGCTCGCTCCCACAAGGATTGTGGCGAACAGTTTCCTGTGCAGCCCCTTTCATGAATCACCAAGGAATTACTTACATGTCCTGGATGCCTCCCAAGCATGTCCTGTTGTCGCCGATTACCGGTGATGACGGATCCGAGATCGAGCAGATCCAACTCAAACCGTTGTACTACGCCGCGCAGAAAGAGGCCCTGGCCCGTGCCGGCGATGATGAGGACGATCAGTTCTTCGAGCTGGCCAAGTTGGCCACGGGGTTGTCGGTCAAGGAACTGGACCAGCTCAAACGCCCGGACTACGTGAGCATCGCGCAGTACGTGCATGAGATGTCGACTCGCCCTGCTTCGTACTTTCTGGAACAGCAAGCGCAGGGCGAACAATCGGTAGACCCCGATCAAGTGTCACTGCTGCAACCGCTCAACGTGGCAGGCCGCAGCATGACCTCGCTGACCCTGGAAATGCCGGTGCTGCGCGCGACCAAAGCGATGAAGAAACTGAAAACGGCCAAAGAACGCGCCGAGTTCATCACCGCCCATTGCACCGGGCTGATGCTGCCCGATCTGGACCTGCTGACCGTGCCCGACTGGACACAGCTTCAGGTACGCATCGACGATTTTTTAAACAAACCGGCGGACTTCTTTCGGAGCGCGACATCGAAGTAATCCTCGATGTGGTGCCGCTCATTTACTCGGTAAGTGAGGCGGAAATTCTGGAGTGGGACGCCGGCAAGGCCTTGCGCCGCTACGACATTGCGATCACTCGCCTTGGCGTGAAACAGGAGTAGAGCAGGATGGCAGGCAGTAAGTATTCGCTGTCCGGTGCGGCAAGCATCGAATTGCCGCAACTGGGCAGCGCCTCTGAAACGTCGGGCCTGAACCTGGCCCTGACCACGGCCAGCCTCGACATCCGTCTGCTGGTGTCGGAACAGGTAAAACTTCGCGAAGCACTGGCGTTGCTGAACATTGCCCTGTCGTCGCAGCAGTCGCTGCTCAAGGCGACTGCTTCGGTGCCTGCGGCAAGCAGTGAGCCAAAGTCCAAGTTAAAGGCTGAGGTTGATCAGCGCACGCCACCGGATTTGCTCAAGTCGGCGATGGCGACCGAGTTGGTGATGGTTGAGCTCAACCAGGTGCTGAAACTGGACAACGTCCAGTTGCAGAAACTGTCGCAGGCTAATCTGAAAATGGCCACTGACAAGCAGGTTGTTCCGAGCGGGGCAACGGCGGTTCAACTGGCCCAGGTCGAGTTGGCGGCGGCGAAGGCAGGTATCGGGGACGGGCTCGACCCGGCTAAAAAGCAGGACGAACTGCTGAACTTCACCCGAGATAGCGCGGTGACGGCGTCGGCGTTCAATCTCGACGTCAAGGCCGCCAGCGAGATGCTGTTGGGTTGGCGTAATTCGATGAAGCTGGATCGGGGACAAAGCCTGAGTCTGGCGGATGCAACCAACCATCTCGGCAACAGCGGTCTGAATGTCAAAGCGGCAGACATCGGTTCTGTCGTGCAACGCAGTGGCGAGGCGGGCATCGCCGCGGGAATGACGCCGGAACAGATGGCGGCGCTCGCGGCGGCGTTCTTGAACAGCGGCGCGGACAAGTCCGGTGCCGGTGAGGCTTTGAAAGGCTTCACCACGGTTTTGGCCAAGGGGGGCGCGGCTTCACCGGAACAGCGCAAGGCCTGGTCTGATCTGGACGGCAAATTCAATCCCGGGATGTTGGCTGATGGCCTGCGCAAGGACGCACCGGGAACGATCAACCTGGTGCTTGAAGCGCTGAAGAAAAAACCAGCAGAAGAACAGCAGTCACTGACCAAGACATTGTTCGGTGATAACGCGGCGATTCTTGAACTGCTGAAAAAACCGGAAGACGTTCAAAAGGCGTTTTTACTGGTGTCCGAGCGAACATCCGACGGGACGTTGCCGAAATTCAACGGCTCCGTAGCGAAATCCGCCGAGGCGCTGGGTGAAACCTCGCAAGGGCGCTGGAATGCGCTGGATGCGAGTAAGAACCGGATGTTTGCGGCGGGCGGCAATGCCCTGGCGCCGTTGACTGATGGTTTGATGGTGTCGCTCGGTGCATTGGCCGATGGCTTGAGCGGGGTTGCTGAAGCACAACCGAAAGCTACTGCAGGATTACTGGTGCTCGCGGGAGCCATTGCGTTGGCGCGTGGTGCTGAAATCAAGGTTGCGATGGCCTCGGCCATCACCGCCGCGGCGACAAAACTTCTGGTTCTGGCAGGTGCGCGACCGATTCCCGAAACGGGGGATCTGACAGCCGATGCCAAGGCACGCGGTGGTAAGGGCAAAAAGCAATCCCGAGGCGCAAGGGCCGGAAAAAGCGCAGCTCCTGGAAAAGCCGCGATCAAGCCCATCCCCAAAAGCGCTACCAAGCTGCCACGTATGTCGACCGGGAGTCGCTTGCTGGGTGCCGCCAGAATGGGCTCGGCAGTCACCAGACGGGTCGCGCCGCTGATGCTGCTCAGTGCTGGTTACGATGCCGTCAAAGGCTTGCAGGCCGGTGATACCAAAGCGGTCGGCGGGGCGCTGGGCTCGGCCGGTGGCGGGCTCGCCGGTACTTATGCCGGCGCTGCTGCTGGCGCCCTGATCGGCAGCGTGGTGCCTGTTCTGGGCACGGCGGTCGGTGGCGTAATCGGTGGTTTGTTGGGTGGTGTGGCGGGCAGTTGGGGAGGGGAGTGGCTGGGTGAAAAACTCGCCGCGCCCGCCGACAAGCTCGCCGCGCCAGATCAGGTCAGCAAAGACCTGACCAACGCCCAGACGAGTAATCAGCAGAACACGGTTAACGCGAACATCTACATCAACGGCCAGGATCAGGCCAGCGCCAGTCAATTGGCGAATCTGGTTGTGCAACAGATCACGGGTCAATTCGGACTCATGACCATGCCCAACTCACTCGCCATGCGAAGTGATGCAGCCCTGACTGACGGAGGTACGTGATGCGTCAGCAAATGGCACTCGGCAGTTTCATTTTCGGCCTGTCCAGAAACTTCGCTTACCACACCCTGCTGCACACCTCGGACGGCGGCTGGAAAAGCATCGACATCCTCACCAGCAAACCCAAATCCAGTCAGGTCGGCCAAGGCCTGCAAGGGCTGACGATAACAGGCAAGTCGATGTACGCGACCGCCATGGATCGGCTCGATGAGCTGCGTGCCTTGCAGGCGCTGCGCATCCCTTTGCCCTTGGTTGACGGCATCGGCCGCAACTGGGGCCTGTGGCAGATCAACAAGGTGTCGGAAACCCAAAACAACATCCTTGATGACGGCACCGCGATGGTGGTCGATTGGATTATCGAGTTGACGGAGTTCGCCAATGCGTAGGGTTCGAAGTATCGCCGGTGATTCGGTGAATCTGTTGCTGTACCGCGAGCTTGAGCGTTGTGACGATGCCACCGAGGAAGTGCTTTGGCGTCTTAATCCGGAGCTTGCCGAATGGGGGTCGATATTGCCGGCGGGTGTGTGGGTTGTGCTGCCGGAAGTGGATTCGAAACCCGTCGCACCCACACCGGTTTCGGCCTGGGATTAAGGAGGCAGCATGTCTCTGGGTTTCACACCTGCGGTAGAAATTTACGGCGCAAACGCTGCGCTGCTCAACGAACGATTGCTCAGTTGGACGCACATCGACGCAGCGGGGATCGAGTCCGATCAACTGACGCTCGTGATCAGTCTGGATGGGCTTGAAGGGTTGCCCAGCCTGGGCGGGAAAATCGGTCTGCGGGTCGGTTATCTGGAGTCGGGGCTGGTGGATAAAGGCGAGTTCGTCATTACCCGACGCACGCCGACGCTGTTCCCTCTGCGTCTGACGCTGGTGGCCACGGCGGCGCCGTTCAGTGCGGCGGATCAGACCGGGTTCAAACAGCGCCGATCGGTCAGCCATGGTCCGACGACCTTGGGTGCGCTGTTTCGTCAGTTGACGTCCAGGCACGGGTTTTCCCCTCGTGTGGCCCCGGACCTGTCACTGATAAAAATCGCGCACATCGACCAGTCCAACGAAACCGACATGGGTTTTCTGACGCGATTGGCCTACCTGCATGACGCCGTCGCCAAACCGGTCAACGAGCTGTATGTGCTGGCACGGCGCGGTCAGGCGAAATCGTTATCGGGCAAAGTTCTGCCGACCATAAAGCTGTCGGTGACGAGCAACAATCGCCCAGGGGATCACGCCTTTATCTCCGCCGTTCTGGATGAAACCGCCCGGGCGAAATACCAGGGCTGCAAGACCAGTTGGTGGGACGCGGCGGCCGGCAAAGTGCGTGTCGAGGAGAGTGGCATCGCACCGTTCAAGACCCTCCGCCAGCGTTTTCAGAGCGCAGACGATGCCCGGGCCGCCGCCGAAGGCGAGACCCGCCGGATGATGCGCGAAGCACTCAAGGTGACGATCGAATGCCCTGGCAATCCGGGGTTGTCCGCTGAAGGGGTCGTGCTGCTGGACCCCACCTGGCCGGATTTCATGCGTGGTCGATGGTCGATCGACAAGGTCACCGCCACCGGCGACCGGGAAAAAAGCTATCGCTGCAAGATTGACGCGACCTGCCTGGACGCCAAGGCATAGCACAGTCCGAAATCACCCCGAGCCGAACGCAGCCTTCGGCAGCTGCTACAAAAACTGCGTCGCTGCTCACTCATTTCATTCGATCCTGGAGCGCCCTCATGAAGATCACGCCGATCCTCACGCAGCTGCGTGCGCAATGCCCGACCCTGGCCAATCGTGTGGCCGCGGGCATCGACCTCGCCACCCTGCAAGCCAGCAACCCGCTCGCCACGCCTTGCGCCTACGTCGTCCCCATCACCGATGTGGCGAGCAAAAGCGTGGCGCAAAACCTGATGCTGCAACCGATCCGCGACCGCTTCGAAGTCACCCTGGTGCTCGACACCATGGACGCCGCTGCAGCGTTGGATCAACTGCACGATTTACGCGCCGAACTTTGGCGCGCGCTGGTGGGGTTCAAGCCCGGCAGCGACTACAGCGACACTGCCTACGACGGCGGCGATCTGTTGCCCCTCGAGGGCCGTGAAGTGCCGGACAACGCCTGGTGGCGTCGACGTCTGGCCGATGGCGATATCACTACCAAAGCCGTGAACGCGGCGAAACCACAGGGAATGTCCCCAACAAATATCATTGGCGAGAACCCTGGCGCGTCTGTGTTCGGTGCCGGCTCGAATGGCTGGTAGTTGGCAAGTTGATATATTGAAGTCACACAGGCATGAACTAAAAGGCGACATGTTGGGTGTTCCCTCAGGTGCCGGATCAGTCGCTCCCGATGCTCTATTCAATCAAGTTCCGAGCTGTCTTGGTTTTACCGAAGTTACCCAAGTTACCGTAGTTACCGGAGGTATAGAAGCGCGTTCACGAAATGTCGCCTACCCAGGCGGAATAAAATTCATCTGAAATTAACGCTCGTCTGCGTTTTTAATGGATGCTCAAGATTTTTCAATAGAGGTGTTTATGGTTTATTACTATGTTTCTGAAACAACGAAGGAACTCGTCGGTCCGGTGGAGTTGCCGGTGATCCCCGGTGTGGGCGTTGTCCTGCCAGGCAATGCCATAGAGTTGCCGGAAGCATTACCGGCCGCCGAAACTGGCTATGTCTGGGTTTGGCGTAACGGTGCCGCGTCGCAACTGATCGATTTGCGCAACCGCGAGGCGTATCGCAAAGACACAGGTGGCGTTGAAATCTGGTTCGAGTTGGGCCCGTTGCCTGACTATCTGACCCTCAAGCCTCGTCCCGGCGAATATTATTTTTGGTTGAATGATGACTGGGTGCTGGACTTGGCTGCCGAACTAACAGGCAAAACCGCTCAAGCCAACGCCCAGCGAGACAGTCGTCTGTTTCAGATTGTTATTCGCGTCGCGCCGCTGCAATACGCTTATGAACTAGGTGAGGCCACCAGTGTTCAACTGGCCACTCTGCAAGAGTGGAAACGCTATGCGCTCAAGTTGATGGACATTGAACAGCAACCGGACTTCCCGATGATCATTGACTGGCCGGCTTCACCTGTCAGTGGCGTAACCGTATAAACCCTGAAACTTATTGATAACTGGAAGTGCAGTCGTGTGTTATCAGCACACGGCTGCCTGCAAAATACCAACGGAAGGACATACCGTGGACTATCCCAATAGTGTCCCCAGCGCCAGTTTGGTGGACGTCAAGTTTGTCGATGGAAACCCGATCACGGGGACTCCGGGTTCTTTGATCCCTGCCAGCTGCGGCAACGGTGTCACTCTGGAGTTGTTGAAAGTCATCGAGGCTGCCGGTATCAAACCGTCAGAGGCGAGTAACGATCAACTGCTGACGGCGTTGCGCAGTAACAAGCTGTTTGTGATCGCGCCACAGTTCGAGACAAGTACGCTTCGTCCTTCTCCGGCGTCTATGGCAACGTCGGTTACCAGAAGTATCCCAGTGGAAGCATTGAACAATGGGGCGTCGGCACCACGGATGCCAATGGCGATGTCTACATCACCTTCCCGATCTCGTTTCCGACGGCTTTTTCTTCGCTCGTGGCCACCCATGTGGGCGGCGATGGTGCGATGGTCATCCTGGTCGGGGGACCGGTACCAAACAGGGCTGCCGGCTGAAAGCCCGGAATTTTTTCGATCAGGTACAGGCGGGATTGGCCGCAAGGGTCGTTCTTTCCTGTCAGCGAGCAACGACCCAGTACGCCACTTTGGCTGGCTGGATATCTTTGACACGAACCAGACACGCGTCAGGGCCTAGGGCTATATGACAGTTACGCAGCAACAACTACAGATCGTTATGCCCAGCGCTCGCTCCCAAGCGGGCGTTTTCATTTCTGCCCTCAACACAGCCATGTCTCGTCGCAACATCAACACCCCGAAACGCATCGCCGCCTTCCTCGCGCAAGTCGGCCATGAATCGGGACAGTTGCAGTACGTACGCGAACTGGGCAGCACGCAATACCTGAGCAAATATGACACCGGCACCCTGGCCGCCCGTTTGGGCAACACTCCGGAACCTGACGGCGACGGTCAAAAATACCGTGGCCGAGGCCTGATCCAGATCACCGGGCGTAACAACTACCGCCAATGCAGTCTCGGCCTGTTTGGGGACGAACGTCTGCTGGCTCTGCCTGAATTGCTGGAGCAACCGCAATGGGCGGCCGAGTCCGCCGCCTGGTTCTGGGAGCAGAATGGCCTGAATGAGTTGGCCGATCGCGACCAGTTCAACAGCATCACTCGCCGTATCAACGGTGGGCTGAACGGGTTGCAGGATCGCCTGGAAATCTGGGCGCGGGCGAGGGCGGTGCTATGCCAGTCTTCGGTCTGAACGGCTGGCGATTGATCGGTCTGCTGGTGCTGGCCGGTTGTTCGGCGGCGCT